ATCGCTCTCGTAAGTCTCTACCTTGACATCCTCTGGCTTCTTCTTTGGCCGGCCGGGCTTTTTCTTAGGCTTGTCCAGTGCTTCCTTCAACTCCATCGTGTGGAAAGATTTCTGTAAAGAGTTCACGGCTTCCGTGTACTTCTTATTCAGTTCTGCAAGCTCTGCCTCAAGCTTCTCGCACCGGAACTCATACTCCCTGCACTGGCACTCGTAGTCCTTAGCCCTGTTTTCTAAGTCCACCAACTGCTCCGCTGTTGACTCTTCGAGCATGGTAAATACCTCGATAAACAAGTCGATAAACTTGGATTCCGTACCGTGGTTGAGTTCCACGGTCTTAATGATTCGTTTCGCATCTGCAAATGTAAGCATCCTCTATCTCCTTTTTGCTAGTAATGCCTGTTCCAAGGCATCCATCTCTGAATCTCCGTAGTTACGTCCGTCAAAGTTGTTGAATCCCTTCTTCGGTTGGCTGTCTCCAGTCTTTGACTTGGCAGGGAAGATACCCTTGTATCCGCAAGCCATTGAGTTATTGATGGCATCTACAACTCCATTAGATCCTACCGTCTTTTCCAAGTTCTCCATCTTGGTTATCAGTGCCTTTAATCCCATAGGCTTGTATGATTCCCGGCGTTCCTTCTTGTATGCTATCCAATCTCTCAAAGCGGCTTTGCTCTTGTCGGACAGGGTGGAAGTCTCCAATGGGTCTCTCTCTTTTTCTACTTCTTCTTCTTTTTCTTCTTCTTTTTCTGTTGCGTTACGTAACGTTTCAGTAACGTTACACTGCTCAATTAGTGCCTGTTTTTGCCTTCCTCGGTAGTTGGCAACCCGCTTTCTTGTCTGTTCCCTAACCTTCTCCATACCTTCGATGTTCTGGTACTTTTCCCAATTGCTAATCCTTATGACGCTATCGATTACCTCTATCATTCCGAACTGTTCAAAGGTCTTTAGGGCCAACCGGATTGTGTTAATTGGTCGATTGAATTGAGTTGCCATCAGTTCCTCTGTATAAGGAATCTCTTTCGTGAATAACAGGCATCCATCTTCGTTAATAACCCCTGCCAAGCAAAGGATTTTCACCCAGATAACGATGATTGCATCACCATCCGGCAGAATTTCGATTTGCTTGATTTTGCGGTTATCAAACATATCTGTTGCAATCTTTATCCACTTAATCTCCGCCATCTCTATTTCCCTTCTGTCACCAAGTAGTACCTGTCATATACTGAAATCCCACCAAGTCGAGTTCTGGTTTTCTCCTGTGCCTTCCCAATTTGGTATCCATCATTCCGGATCCGGAATATTACTGCGGACAATCTCGTGATTCCGTACTTCTCAAATGCTTCCTTGCTAGTGATTCCTCTATGATTCTTCATATGTTCAAGCACTGCTTCCTCTTGTGTAATTCGTTTCAATTGTTCCCCCTTTCTCCCCGCCGGAGCGGGGAAGGAATAATCATGGCTTTTTAATCTGCGTGGTATATGAAAAGCCAAAAGGGTTCTTCTTTTACGGCTTCGCCGTGGGTGTTCCAACCCAATCATTTTTCATCCGCTCTAATTCAGCGGGGGTGAGCGTTTCTACTCCCGAATCCTTTGCGTCTTGCACAACCATATCTAGGAAGTGTGCCATTTCGGATTTGGTGTAGGTAGATGAACCACGGATGCGCATATAACCGCTGTATTCGCCGTTTGAACGTATCAATTTCCAATGGCCATCAATTGTACTCATGTCTACGTGGGACTTCACTGTGACCACGATAGGCGGGTCATCAACGTATCCGTACTTCTGGATACATTCCTCGTAGATTTCATCCTTGGATGAGTTGTGTACCTCTGCCAACTTCGTGCAGAGTACCCAGAGGTAGCTGTTTGCGTCTAATGACCGCTTCTCGCTCCATTTGGTAAGCTTCACCCGCAGGTCCTTCCCCAACAGCGGCTCAATCTCCGCCGGGGAAAGGTTAGCCTGTAGGACTATCTCGTAGCAGTCATCCACGAGGTTCTGATAGATGTTCTTGATTTTGGATTTAAGCTCCATGCTCCGCTCTTTCTCTCAATGTGTGCATCAGCTTGCCGTACTGCTCGTTCGTAAGGTCCGTGAGAGCTTTCACTTGGTAATTCTCAAGCACCCACTGTGTCTGCTGTTCATTGAGCATCTTGGCTAATACGTCCGCTTCCTTCTTCTGAATCTTCTTCTTGAGTTCTTCCTGTTCAGCCTTCTCTTCCGGGGACTGTTCCGGCAAATCCTCTCCGGCGTATACATACAAGCCAAGGCCGTGCCGTGCGATTGCCTTTGTCAATGCTCTCTGGACCGCCTTATTGGCATCCATGGAAGTAACCTGCTCTACAGGAATTGATTTGTTTTTGAAATCCATAATTGGGAGATATTCGATATGTTCAATACCGTTGACGGTGACGCCAACCTTTACCCAACAGGTATGGCCGTCCGTGTGATACATCCAACCGGCTTCGTTCTCGTATACCGTGTACGTAGCATCTGGATGCAGTTTTTTGAGTTCCCCCCAAGCGTAGCTCCAAGATACGTAAGACAACCCGTTTTTCTTCTCGATTTTGTCGCTTACGTTTACAGTGAAAAGCTGTTCAAAATAATTTTGTTCAGACATGCGTTTTTATTCTCCTTGTGTTACAATAAATGTGATTTGTTTTAGAATTGCACCGACCGGAGCTACGGCTTCGGAAGGTGCTTTTCTTTATTCATCGATGCAATCTGTGCTGTGTCTTGCATAATCGATGCAGGACTCGCACCACCATCCATCCGGCATCTGCCACGCCCATTCGTGTTCGTGGATGTCCTCTCCACAACAGGCGCATGGAATCGGAAGTGGCTTTGGTCCTTCTCGGTTTTCCAGATAATCCCTCTGGCGTTCCATCATTACTTCGTCCATTGGTATGTCCTCTCTTCCCTGCGGGCACTTAGCAGGTAGGTAATATGGGTAAATCCCGCTGATGTTCACGATCTAGTCCTCTTCCAACTCATCCTCAATTGTCTTGGCAATCTGCTCTACTTCCGGAATATAGGCAACTAATGTGTTGGCCTGTCCGCTCTCGGATTTCTCCTTGTTCCATTCGCCGGTGTAGCAATCCACAATCACCTTGCCTACATGGGCTTGGTAGTTAAGGAAGGTTGCATCTCCGGTATTGTTGCGGTCGATTACTGCATCGAGTAATCTATGCATTTGCGCTCTTTGTGCTTTTCCTATGAATCTCACTGTTTTGTTCTCCTTTCGCTTTGGTGATAGTTATGTTTGAAGGGTTTACGCCGTATTGGTCGCACCATACTTCCACTAGGGCTGTGAGAATTTTTACTGGGTCGGCATTGTTAATTGTGGTGTTTGTCATAATGTCGCTCCTTTCTCTTTTTGTGGATAACTCGTAGAACCATCCGAAGTAAAAATTTGCTTGGTGCATGCTTGCCATATTCTTTCTCGATTTCGTCGTAGAGATAATCCAAAATCATCGAAGTATCCACCATCTGGGTTTGTAAACCGCCGAATGTTTCTATCTCATTTTTGTTAATGCAAATCATGTTTATTTCCCTGTAGACGCATTGTCTACATCTTTTGCAAAAAAAATATCATTCATCAGCCGTAATGATTTGATATCCAACTCCTTACACAAAACAGCAACTTCATCCGTATTAAATACAGATTTGTTAGTGCATTTGGCTTTTAGAGTTCGGATATCACATCCGCATTTCTCGGCTAGATATCCTTTGCGCTTGCCCGATTTGCGAATTACATCTTCTAGCAAAGTCTCATTGACCATTTTCGTATCTCCTTTCGTGTTTTGTAGACCATCTGTCTACATGACTAACTATAACCATTTGTTTCCATTGTGTCAACATGTTTTCAAAAATTTGTAGATAAATTTTCACTTATGCGATATTATAGGGGTTGAGAGGGGGTGTTTGCATGAATATAGAAATTACTATAGGCGAGCGGATAAAAGCACGCAGAATAGAATTAGGATTATCCCAAGAAGAATTAGCAACAAAAGTTGGCTATAAATCACGTTCTTCTATTAACAAAATCGAATTATCAAGAAAGTTGCCTATCGATAAGGTTGAAAAGATGGCATTAGCCCTTGATTGTCAGCCAGAATATCTGATGGGGTGGGCAGACTTATCCGGTAACCCAATAAGCCAACCCACTATAACAAGTAAAATAAGCTCTATTATATCGGAAAATGATACTAACTTCGATAAACTTGCCGAAATATACTTATCGATACCACCAGATAAGAGAACAAAATTTGTAGAGTACCTTATGCAATCCGCAGAGCTATTTCGTAGCTAGCGCATGTGCAAGGTTGTAAATCTCCATGAGATACTGTTCATTATCAATCTTCATTACTTCACCAATTATCTTGGATTGATAGAAGCTGATGATGTTTAATTCCTCATGTTGGTACTCGCCTAGTATTCGGGATACTTCATCCTCATAATACTTTCTTTTGTCCATTTCTTATAACGCCCCCTTCGTTATGTGATTATCTCAATGATATCACATAAAGTGTACGAATAATGGGGCATATTAGAGAGGTATACTTTATGGGATTGTTTGATAAGTTAAGAGATAAAATAGACAGCTTTGCACAACAGCACCTTGCGCCAAGTGACAAACAACGTGCCGCAATGCTCCACTATTGCAACACAAAGAAGGGTAAGCCAATCGTTAAGGGTGGGGAGTATCCACGATACATGAAATACACCTACCAAATCGAGGTTCCAGAGTTGTTACAAGAAATAATGGTTAAAGAAGGCTATTTATCCATGGACGATGCCGGAAACTGCCACCCGACAGAGACGGGATTGCAACTGCTCGACGAGTACGAATGGTTATTCCGTGTATCCAGATACAACATCACCATCGAAGAATTTGAAAGCGCATATAATCAATATCCTACACCGAAGCCAAAGACAAACGATATTATCTGGGGAATCCTTAATAAGCGGATAAACGACGACATCGGACGTTATGGGTTGATTCGCAATACTTATTTAGACATGTCTAAACTTCTTGGAGAAGAAGAACGTCATGGAGAAGAACTGCAATATCTTCTGTGGGTTTTGTGGTTTGATTTGAGCGGGTTTGATAACAACGCACGCATGAACATTCGCAATGTCGAAGTATACGAAAGTATAGCTAATTCTATTAGCTCACTACATGATTTTTTTAAGCAAGAATACCTTGATGGTATTGAGGCTATGACACCTGCATCATGTACAGGTAAGGAAACTTTCAGCGAAATAGTTCGTCGCATTATATCCGGTGAAGATTACTCTGGATTACTGCCACAAAAGATGTCATTACGTGAAGGTGAGCTATTAGAGGAAGCTTTGGAAGAATTAGAAAGGCGGAAGTAATGAAACGAGCCGCAATTTACGTCCGTGTTAGCACGGCGGAACAACGAGACAAAGGTTTATCCGTAGACAGCCAAATTGAGGCATTGAAGGCATTTTGTGAGGATAAGGGATATTCTGTAGCAGGTATCTATAACGATGCCGGTATTTCGGCTAGGAAGCGGTATACAAAGCGACCTGCATTGCTACAACTATGTGACGATTGCAGATGCGGCAAAGTCGATATCATCCTATTCACCAAACTAGACCGGTGGTTTAGATCCGTAGCAGATTACTACGAAGTACAAACCGTTCTTGACCAAGCTAAAGTGCCGTGGCGTGCAATCTGGGAAGACTACGAGACAGAGACTTCCGCCGGACAGTTTAAGGTTAATATTATGTTATCCATAGCACAGGCAGAAGCTGATAGAACGAGCGAGCGTGTAAAGGCTGTCAATAACTACCGGCGGGCACAGGGGCTTTGCACATACGGAGCCGCCCCAACAGGGTATGTATCCAGAAAGGGGCGCCTTCTTATTGACGAAGAAAAACAAGAAGCGGTACAGGCGTTCTTCGATTGCTACCTAAAAACTCTATGCTTGGCAGATGCTATACGCACAATCCATTCTTACGGCGTGAATATAAGCCGTGATACAGCCTATAAGATTCTAAAGAATCCAACGTACTATGGGGATGCTCATGGGCACAAATGCGCCGCATACATAACCAAGGAACAACACGACTACATACAAAATGCGATTGCACGGCGTACCCGCACCCCAAAAACAAAGGATACAGTTTATTTGTTTTCCGGCCTCTGCAAGTGCAAATCCTGCGGTTATAACATCGGTGGCGGCATGCGTTCTGCATATTCTGGGAAGGAATTGCGCAAGTACAAGTATTATAGATGCCCTCATGGTGCAAAACTCACCTGCGCAAATACACGCACTGTATCCGAGCGCAACTTGGAGAAATACTTGCTAGACAATCTCGATTCTATCCTTGCAAATTTCCGCTCCAAAGCCGTTTTAGACGCCAAGGGTAGAAATACTCATGCGAAGGAAATAAAAGCCCTAGAATCAAAAATAAAGCGTATAGGAGACCGATACGAAAACGATGAGATAACCAAGGATGAATATACCAAGAAGGTAAACGATATCAGAAAACAGATACAGGCACTTGATATCCCACAAAAGCCGATTAAGGAAATAGAGATGCCGGATGATTGGAAAACGTTATACTCGCAACTAGACGACAACCACAAAAAGCAGTTCTGGAACCGCATTATAGACCATATGGAGTTTACCTCGCTAGACGATATCGAGGTGTTTATATAAAAAGAAAGCCCCGAAAATAGGGCTTTCATAAGTAGTCATAAAATTAGTGTATTATGCTTCCAATGCCTGTGTCATACACTTATAATACACTAATAAACGCAAGCATCAATTATACTTAATATAGCAAAAAGGAGTGGCAATTTCTACCACTCCTTCATCTTTCGCATAACAGCATCATATAACCTTGGCTGTAGTACCTGCACGGTATCCATTAGCTCATCCATCAGTCCCAGAACATCACTTACATTCATTCCATTGGCCAACCGGGCAAACTCACTATCACCATTGTAGGCTACTCTTTCCTCGGCCGGCGGTGCATCATGGGATATCTGTGGAGTATATCGCACATGGTCCAATATGGTATAAAATGCCGCTAGATTTCGACATGTTTGTGCGTTTGGGTTTCTCTCACCCTCACACTCGGCAATCGCCTCTAATAAATCCTGTTCAGTTATCAAAGGCTTTCACCACCTTACATGTTTTCCATCTTGCTAATCACCCTCTGCAACTCACGCTTGGTGTTCTCATCTCTGGAAGCCCGCATGGTGCTTCGTAACTCATCAATCATCGAATCGTCACGGGAGTATCCACGCTCCGGCATATAACGTCCCATGTTGTCACGTCTACGTCCGGCATAGGAGCCACCACGATAGGAACCACGATTAGTGTTGCCATCGTATGAATCATCATAGGATGAATCATAGGAACTGCCGCCAAGCATTGCCATGGTAGTCTTTAGACTCTTCATGGTATGGGTGAGCTTGTTGATATAATCAACATCGCCGGCGGTCATTTCTCCGTTGGACTTGCGGAGCTTGTCGTTTGCTTTCTGCACTTCATGCTCTACATAGCCACAGAGTTCTTCCAGATCGTCATAAATTTCATGCATGGTCTTTTCCCCCTTTCTAGGCAATTCTCGATACTACTACGTTACAATTTTGGACGTTGATTGCCGTTGGCGTGGTTGCCGGAGTTGCGCCCTCGGACACATTCTCCACACTCACACTAAAGCAACATCCCTTCGGAACGGTGATAATGGCCGTAGATGTTACGTTAAAATACTCATCTACCGCCGCAGGTGTTACAATTGCTCGGCTTGTCTGGATGGGTTCTCCATCAATAGCCAATGCCACCGCAATCGCACCAACTGTACCGCCTTCTGGAACGGCAATATTGCCATTGAACGTTACTTGGTATCGAGCAAAGCAATTCGGAGTGATTCCACGCAGAATAAGGTTGCCGGACTGATTACGATGGAACACGTAACCCTTTGGGCAAGGAATCGAATCGTCTAACAGTACAGGTTGATTCGGAAGAACCAACTGTACAGCATTCTCTACATACTCTGCCATAGTTTCACCCCCTTAGATTACTCCACCATTGCATCCACATCCGTTGTTGCAGGTGAAGATAGGAGTACGACCATATACCGGCGTTGTCGGTACAGGGCAGTTGTTCAAACGGTTGTACAGAGCGTCAACCTCATTGGCGAATCCCTGCGAAATAAACGCATTCTGTGCCACCTGCGAAGCGGCAAGGTCTTTCATTGCCACCTGCTGACGCAAAGCCGCAATCTCATCGTTCTTCGCATCGATCTTGTCTTGGCACATCATATCCTTAATGGACTGAATGCCGCCATTGACTGCATTGAGGATAGCCTGTGTATTCTGGGTATCGTTTGTACGTGTAGCGCAAGCCTCACGAGCGATATCAGAACCGAGATTAGCTGTTGCAAGACGGTTCTCACAGCAACAATCAGCCAACTGACTCTGTACGCCATTAAATCCCTGCATTGTTGCAACCTGCGCATTAAACGCCTGTTGCATGTCTGCCATCTGACGTGCATTGGCTCCCTGCTCTACACCGGCAAAGCCATTACACAACTGCGTTGCGATTCCGGCAATACCATCACGGACGGATGTAATACCATCGTTGAGCATTGCATCACGGAATCCACCATTAGTGTTGGCGTTGATGTTCTGCTGTCCGGTCAGCAACCACGGGAAATCATATCCGCCGCCGAAGCCACCATTGTTGCCCCAGCCACCGCCGAAGCATAACAAAAGCAAAATAATCCACCAACCATCATTTCCGAAGCCGCCAAAGCCGTTTCCGCCACCGCCATATGCAGGTGCTACCGGCATTACCATGCTTCCTTCATCTGTAAGTGCCATACTTACTCCTTTCTACCGCTTAACTTTTTGCGGTGAGCGATTGCCCTCGAATCGGGCAACCGGTGTTTATTTACCACCCTGCGCAGGGTTAGTATCTATTGTTATTCTGCGTGCTATCCATAATGTTCTGATACATCTGGGAGCTACGTTGCCCTGTATCCAGAAGATGGCGTATGATTTTCTGTGGGTCTGTCATATCCTGTGGAATATCAAACCCCATCTGTTTCAAGAACTGTGCCGGATTGCTCTTTATCTGCATTAACAGCATTAGCGGATTCATGGTGTGCCCCCTTTCTCAACTCTTCAATCTGGGCAAGAACATCCTTAATGTCTTCCTTGGTCGCATATTCCACCGGGCCAACCTCTTCCGGGGTGCTTGGAGCTTCCTTTTCAAGCCGGTACTTCTCGAATACAGGCTTATCAAACTGTGACAGGCCCATAGTCTTTGTGTACAGGTATTTCTTACTCTCATCTACAAATATGCCGTTCTGGCCAAGGAACAGTGGAAAGCCCTGTGCCTCTGCTTCATCCTTCACATTTGCGATGATAGTATTATTCTGTTGTGGCCTCTGATATGGAACTTGATACGGATTTTGTGGATACGGATAGTTCATAACTACTCCTTTCGCCAAAAATAGATAGGGACTTCATCCCCAGAATCCCACGTATCGTAGTAATCACCATCAATCACTGCAATAACATGGGTTCCGGTGCCCAAGATATATCTACCCTTCGGATGCTCTTGGCAGAAGTCCTTGACTGTGTAACAGTTTGGGCATGTGTTCGGTATAGCGAATCTCCGAAAACCATTGTAGAAAAGGTACGAACCCCAAACGGCGTTAGAATCCGGCATATCCTTGATGAGTCCACCTTCTGCGCATAATGCCCAATAGGTATCGTCCCAAGACCGGTTCATAACATTCGCAATTGCACGTACTGTGCAATCTCCTACTCGGTTGTTATACGGATTTAAGTTATAACGAATGTACATACCATTCCCCCTCTTACAACCTAATTTTAGGCAAAAAAAGAGCCGTCCACGATAACATGAACGACTCAATTATGTATCAATTTTGTATCATTTAAGCGTGCCGCAACAAGGTATCCTGTGACTTGTATACGATTCGCTTCGTCTGGGGTACGGATAGCTCAAATTCCTCTGCCAAAGCTTCAAAAGAGATTCCATCCAGAATCCTTCGGCGGACCATCTGCCTATCACGTTCCGAGTGTATCCACTCATCAATAATGTTTTCATACTGTGTTCTCGATAACTCCGGCATAGTCCGCTTCATATTATACCCCTCTCCGCTATCTACTTGGTGATAAATGCTTGAAACCCTGCATTGATTAACTGTGCTTTTAACTTTTCAGCGTTGTTTTTGTCCCGGAACGCTCCAACCTGTACTCTGTAAATGGTGTTTGCATCTCCGGTCTTACTTTCTGCACCTGCCTTGGCCGCTTCATTATCAGTCACCACAGCAGGTTCCTTATATGTCTGGCCTGTAATTCCATACACAATAGCATTTGCCATTGTCTGGACATCATACAATCCAACATCGTCTGCATCATCAACGAAGCAACACTCAATCAGCATTGCCGGAGCCTTGGTCTTGGACAGTACATACAGTCCCTTATTCTCCTTAACGCCTCTGTTCTTGAATCCGAGGCTTGCAATGGAGTCTACAACTCTCTTGGCGTAATCATACGCACCGGCATTATTGCTATATACGTATACCTCTACGCCTGTACTCTTGCCATTGCCGCCCTTGTCATTAGCTCCACTATTAAAGTGGATAGACACGTCCAGATCCACGGCGTGAGAATTGCACTTGCTAACAATCTTGGTAAGTACATCAGCCTGTGATTTACCGTTGTCCACGGTGCAATCAAATGCATGATGGCCAAGAAGCTGTAGCTGACGCAATACCTCATTCTTCACGTTACGAGCTTCTGTGGACTCCTTAATGAGTCCAACAGCACCACAAGCTACCTTACCATCCGGGTTATGTCCGGCATGTACGTTAATAGTCATATCTATTCTCCTTCCTCTTCACCTGCTTTTTTCTTCATTAACGCAATCATGTTCAAGATAATCTTGGGCGGGTTAAGCTTCAACAGCTTTCCGTTTTCAACTAACGATACAATTTCATTGGCTGAAAACCCGATAGCTACTGCATTTCTGACATAATCAACACCTAGCAGTGCGTCCACGTAATGTGCCGCAATTACATATAGAAGAATCATTCCTTTACGGCACAGTCCTTTAAAACCCACCTTGGAGTCTGGTCCACCATCCTCTGTCTTAGGTGAGCCATGGCTTAACGCAACCAACAGTCCGCTTGCATAGTCCAAGCACATAAACGCAATCAAAGCTTCTAAAAACATGTCATACTCTCCAAATAAGTGCGCCACGATACTTCCGGCCACTCCCGCCATTGCACAAAGTTGATGTAGTTTCATTTGTTTTGCTCCTTTCATAGTTAATCCCCTTTCTTATATGAGACCACCGCCCCGCCACCACTTGACGGTGGCAAGGATACGATGGTACGTTCCAAAAATAAATTTAATTTACTAATTCCCTTGTCGGTAAAACGCCGATTTATCAGTTGTTGGCACATTGGCTAACCTAGGGTCAACTACAGATACTGCAATTACCGCTAATACACCTAGTGGTGGTGCGTGGACATCACTAAAAACCTGTACAATTGCTAAGGCAGGAATATATTTAGTTGGATGGACAGCAAGAACACGAGGCTCGTCGGCCACTAATACCGGTGTAGATGATTCATTTGCCATACGACCTGTTTCTTCTTCCGGCATTCAATGCGCCGCTCTTATGTCAGATGGTGTAGGCATGATGTCACACACACTAACTACTTCTGCCGGCGTTCTGTATTGGGTAAAAACTACTGTAGATAACGCCCAATTCGAGATAGGTGTTAATCATTGGACCGGTCTTTACCAAATTCACGGTGGAGTAGTTTTTAGTGTCCGAATTAAATAGAGGTTCATATCCTCAATTTTAATTGGCTTACTTAGCCAATAGCGTTGTCCAATTTGCGCCACAAACGCCGATTTATCCGATAAGCAGAACAAAACGTGGAGATACTTAAAACGTGTTGTAGGTGGCGATGCGACATCGTTTGCCGCAGGCTATAGCGAGTATCTGTTTGTAATTGGGACTCCTTTTTACAACCAAGTAGCCACAATACCAGATGGTGTTAGTGTTCCAAATTTTGTCATGCAGTATTCAAACAACCAACGAATGAAAGTAGGGCTTTATTGCTATCAACAGCATGTCGTGGATATTGATTATGCAGAACAGGATGGTGTAGATAACACAGCCAACGCATACGTAGACGTATTCGGTAGATAGCTACTTCGTCCAAATATAGGTTTCCACACCATTTACAAACGCTGTAAGAGATATTGCTGTGCCGGTAAATATTACACGGATGAAATTTTTGTCGTCATTGCCATAATCAATGTAAAACTTGAGTGTATTGGGGTTTGTATCTGCTGTTACGCCAGACCATCGTAGAAAAGCGGCGGCGGTGAAGTTATTGATTTTGCCGGATAAATCGGCGTTTATCTGTGTCAAACAGGTTTCTACTGTGGTCTTCCCTGCAATTGGAGTGGATAACGTCTTTGGCTGTTTATCGGTGTCCAATCCTTGGAGCGCCGCCTTAACCGTTGCCTTGCCTGCAATAGCAGAGGATGTAACCAACTCGTCGGTATAATCTCCGCTTGCCGGAACTACTACGCCTTTTCGTCCGTTAAATGATTGCACTGATGGCGGTGCTTGTATATCCCACTTGTCATTACTTCCCCAGACGATGTTTGTACCTGCGCCATACACAACGCCTGCACCCTCGTTAAATCGAGAATCTGTAGTAAAATCATCGGTTACGTTGTATACATCGCCAACTGTTAAGTCGGTTATAGGGATATTTGCAAAAGTGGTGTTACCTCTCCAATGCAAAGCGCCTACTGCGTATGCTTGCGCCTGCTCTGCCCAATACTTGGCGTTATTGGTAGCGGTAGCCTGTCCGCCTTCTCCACCGGTTGCCCATAATTCCGCAATGCCTGCTTGTTCCTCTGCGTCCTGCACGTACCCTTCGGCTTCTGCAAGATACTCTGGTATTCTCTGAATAACCGGCAGATCCGTTTCGCTAATCACTGTATCATCAGCCAACGCCGCAGGCTCTACCACTAGCAGGAAGTTAATGGTTCCCACACGCTCTTCATCCTTAAAAATAACAACCTCACAAGTCACCTCTCCGGCAACGGCAGTCATCTGCTCTGTAATGGTAAATGTAACAGTGCTTCCAGATGCAGTTGCACTGTACTCGAATCCGGTGTTGTCCGGCTTGGTTCCATTGACCATTGCTGTTGCGCCGGAAGGAATCTCGATAGGTGAGTTCCCATCATAAATAAGGCACTCTACGGCCTGTCCTTTGTTGTATTGGCTCACATGGAGCCGTGGGAGTACATCTCCTGTTTTTGTATTTAAATCAAGCTCATAGCTAACCATTGTATGCTCCCTTCTCAACTACCATAACGACCTTGTTAGTAGATATCTTTTCTTCTCCATTGGTGATAACTACCTGCAACTCTGTCTTTCCGGCCTCTGCTGTCATAGCACCGGTAAGTTGGAATACCACTTCGCCGGAATCGATAGAGCAGGTCTCTGTAAAACCGGAACCACTAGGGGTATGGCCAACCACAGTTGCCGTAGCCCCAGTAAGATTGAGTTGCCATGCATCATCAAACACTCGACACCGGACCGTAACAGCTGTATCATGTTGCGATACCTTCAATGTCTTGTCTCCGAGTGTCGGAATTACATTAAGGCTTAATACCCGTGTAACCATGGCTATTCCTCATCAATAATTCCCTGCGCATACTCCGTCAGAGCATCTACAGCCTTTAATGTAGCCTTGTCTGTGATGATTCTATTTGCCTTCACATTGGCGTTAATTACTGCGCCGGTCTCATCGATTTCATCGTATGTGATAGCAATACGCTTCATCACTCCATCATTTGCCACTGCGAATCCCTTAATGTTCTTCATAACTTACTCCTTCCACATTAAATAGTTGCTCATTTAAATACCTATATGTGCTGTCTAGCACGTTCTCACGTTCTTCTTGCTCTCCCTGCTCGAAAGGCTCAAGCCTATGAAGTGAATATCCCTTTTGCGGAGCCTTTAGCTCCCATCCGAACGAAGTATTTGGCTCACCTTCTACTACAAAGTATGCTGATGTGCGCTCCGATACATATAAGCGTCCTTCCCCGTATGCTTGAAGGAATACTTGGTACTTACCTTCAATAGTCTCATCAAATGTATCGTCTAGGAATACATAACACTTGCCGGATTCATCCGTTTTGCCTTCGCCAAGGTCTCCAAAGTAAGGCGTTGGGGTCTCATAGCAGTACAGAAGTCTCTCGCCATAATTCTTTGTATCTGCTACTCTCGATTTTGTACCGGATACGGATAATGTCTTGCACGTAATGCCACCCGTTTGCCCGGAAAGCTGTATCACGGTTCCGTCCTGTTCAAAAAAATCATCTACAATAAGTCCACTCCAAGATTTACTGATGTGAACTCCGCTACATCCAATACCACCACCAAGTTTTACCGTATAATCATCGTTGAGATACAATACATCTTCTACTGATGACCCCGGGAAATACCATCTGATTTCCCACGGGTCGATATGTAAAGTGCTTCCAGATTTTTCAATGTCTGTATTACAGCCGTTAATACTTATAGAACCGTTTCCATATTGTCTTACGCCCTCTGAATAAATAGTTGCACCTGTAACGCTTCCGCCTGTAATGCTTGTACCGGTGATTGTACTACCGGATATATTTACACCATTGATATCGATAGCACTCAACGTTCCACTTGCAATAAAATCGGCCACGAACGCCCCATTGATTGTCCATGCTGTAGTGTACGTTCCATTTACTCCGGTATTCGAGAATCCGATACCGTTCTTATTCATACGGATTACATTTACTGCGGTTGACGTATCCGGTGTATCCATGATGAGGATTTCTTCCGGCTCATTGTCCGCATTATGCTTCATGACTACGTAACCGCCGGCACCACCGGTAATCATATTGGTCGCAGAATTGATAGCCCGCTCCATATCAGTCAGTGTCACTTGGTTCTCGGATGCCACCTGCAACTGTGATACTTGGCTCGACATCCGGCTAGTAGCTTCACCAATCTCGATGGATGTGTAGCGTTCCAACAGCACATCGTATACAGTTTTGATAACCTTGGCCTGTGCTGATATCCCTAGCTTTTCAAACTCAACGCTTACTGTATCGCACAGGTTCACTCGTTCGAGTGATGCGATATCCTTGTACTCTTCGGTCTGCCAAAGCGGAACAAAGGATACCTTGATGCTTACTTTTGGGATTCCAATACCATTCTGATTGATGTAGCTAACAGCTCTTGCCCGCAACATTTCCACTGACGGAGCAGTGTTAAATGAGGATGAGAAATCAACTACAATCGTTCTGTGGTATGGATACAATGATGCATTCTGGGAATACACGGCATGTTCTGGAAGAGTAACCAACGTATCCTCATTCTTGTAGTAAGGGACCACGCCGGTAATGGTGTTGCTGATGTTCTCTTCCTGTTTGATATCCGTGATGTTCTTGCCGTACCGGAGCGTTGCTCCACTGTTACTGCCACGATTGTTGTGGAGTTTCACGTTGTAAGTATCCCACTCAAGCTCTCCACCATATGTATCGAGGATGGAGCCTTGTGTACCGCCCAACCTAGAGCGAATAGATGCCGGTACATCCTGTCGATATATGGCTTGAGTGGCCTTGTCTGTCCAGAAGGTGAAAGGGCAATTCTCATATGCATTTGACTTCAACCCCTGCAACGCCTGTACTACATTAGATGCAGTAAATGCGCCACATGGGATATGGGACAACTGATAGGAGATATGCTCCGCCTTGACAGTCACCACTCCGTCTATTGGCTTTGAAATGCTATAGATCCTAAAAGGCTGTTCGCTTTTACCATCAGCCGGAATCGCATAGACTATCCTAGAGTATGTGATGTCTTCCATGTGGATGCCATCAATTGGATACTCCATCTCTAGCTCATAAGCCCCATTGCGGACTTCCGTAACTTCACATGAGATAGCATCACCCAATGTTCCAAGACCATTGGTAGTAAATTCTGTTGTATTTGCCTCGTATAATACAGGTTTCATAGCTTCCACCACCTAGGGGTAATATCAATGCGTGTTATTCCGTCCAGAACAATGTTATTGGCCCCTGCTTTCAATACAGGGAACTTGCCGGATACATTACTGTTGCAGTTAATGCTTCCTTTGTGTGCATCCTGTATATCGCAATCAATGTCTACGTATTCATTCACGCTACTAATCACGATTGTTGATGTACCAATGTGAAGGGTTCCGGCGGAATATACTCGAATAATTGGTAATGCTTCGTATCCGGTCGGATTGAATATCTTACCACTTGCCGTATACGTCACCGGACGCTCTCCGATTTTGAGGAACTTCTGCGGCTTGGCATCGAAGCTAACGGAAAATCCACTTGCCTCGTAGTCTCCATGCATGGTGAACTGTACAAGCCCTGTTCTTTTAGCAATTCGGAATACATCCGGGTGAATCGTATCTTCTAACCGATGATATCCATGGACCGGAGCCAGTCGGTTAGCAAATTCATCATAGTTTTTCTCAAAGTCCTCATAGATAAGGCATTTGTAGGCGATGGGTACGTTTTTCCACCGCCCGTTGTCAAATGTCAAATCGCCGTTTCGTCCGGCAACCTCTACTTTCTTCTCATCACGCTCTGGAATATCGAATGTCTCGTAGCCGCTGACCACGGCACCAAAATCCTTGGATGATACGCCGTTATATACGAAAAAATCATCAACTAAGCCCATACTGCTACGCTCCTATCCGTCTTTTCTGCAATCTTCTGGTCGATAATGTCCGCCAACTCACGAGCTGTTTTTTCCTCTGCTCCGTAGATGTTGATTACGAAGGAGTTGTTCTGATTGGTTCCAACTGCTCCATTGGCAGAAAGATTACTCAATCCAATCTCACCACCTGCTACAGAGTTGTACATTGCATCGGATACGTTGGATACAGAATCTTCAATTGCGTCTACATTCTCATCAATACCGCCGGCAATACCAAGGTCGTACATCTGGCCAAGCCATTTACCCTTACGGGATGGTGAGTGGATACCCAACAAGTTCTTTGCCGCATTAAATGCCGCCTGTGCCGCACCCTTTGCCGCATCAACAATCTTGCCAAGTCCGCCGGAAATACCTGCTACAATGCCATCGATAAGTGCAGAGCCAACGGAAAGCCAATTGATAGACTTGAATGCATTTAACGCATTTGTACCAATCGATTTAAGGGCGTTTGGAATCAAGTGTGGCAAGTTGCTCACACCATTCTTGATAAACTCAACAACAGATCTACCGATATTTCTCCAATCGAGATTCTTAAATAAATCCATTGCTCGTTGTCCAATGCTCTTTGTCATATCTGGAATATGGTTGAACATTGCCTTGATACCATTTCCAATTCCGGTAATAATCTGGCTACCCAATGCAAGCCAATTGAATGCGGTGATTACGTCAACAATGGCCTTGATAATCTGTGGGATATTCTCAATGATTGTCGGTATAGCCTGTATCAGACCGCTTACTAATGCACCAATCAACTTAATACCGGTAGCGATAATCTTCGGCATGTTATCGTTGATAAGTCCGGCAATATTCGATACGATTGTCGGCACTGTCTTGATAAACACAGGGAGATTATCGATAAGCGCATTTGCTAACGCCATAATCATGTCTAATCCGGCATCTACCAACACTCCGAAATTCTCACGGAGATTTCCGGTGAACTCCATTAGCATATTCATAGCATCCGGGATGATATTCGGAAGCTCTGTGGTAAGCCATTCCATAAGCTGATTGAATAACTCACCAAGGGATTCTTGGATAGCCGGAAATGCTTCTTGCAAGCCGGTAACAACTTCTGAAATAACTGTAGGTAACTGCTGTACTATCACTTGGATTAAGCTTGGCAATGCCTGTGCGAGCGATGTAAACAGCCCTGTTGCCGCCTCAATCAGTGCCGGAAGAATCTGCTGTATCATGTTTGGCAATTCAGTAGCAATTGCAGGGGCAATCTTCTCAATGAATGTCGAAATACCGGATAATGCTTGCGTTGCTACCGGTAACAGATTGTCGAATGCAGTAGATGCAGAATCGACCATGTTACCTATCAGCAATCCCAGATCTGCATTGGGGTCAGAGAATCCAGTAAGCAGGTTGGACCATGCGCCCTTCATAGAAGCCAAAGAACCTTGGATTGTCTTTGCACCTTCTGCTGTCGCATAACCCGCCATCCCGGCATACTTTACGTAGTCAACGATGGCGTTTTGCATGTCCGCAAGGTTGCCCATCTCGTACTTGGTGCCGTTCATCTTGTTCATCAAGTCGATAACTTCTTGCATACCTTCCTTGGTAGGAGTAATACCTATCTGCAAGTTATCGAGCATGGTGAAGTTGCCCTTCATGATGCCGTTAAATGCCGCTTGTACTGCCTCTTGGGTGTTACCGGTAGCAGATACGATATCTGCCTCTGCGGTTACAATCCTGTCTGCCAGTTCTGCCGCCGCCTGTTCATTTCCACCAAGGGATTCTCTTAAACCAACTGCAAAGCCATTTACCTGTGTAAGGTATTCGTTCTGGCTCATCTGCACGGTTTTGTAGGCATCCTGTGACTTCTTCATGATGTAGTCGTACCCATCGCCAAACATCAGCTCTGCGCCGCCTACTAACTGTTCAAACTCTGCGTAGTTATCGATAGATGCCTTTGTGAGTGCCGTTACTGCGGCAGATGCCGCTGTGACACCGGCCACAATGCCTTTGATTGCTACTGCGGCACCGCTCTTTAATGCCTCACCGATTTTTGCACCGGAGCTTTTAGACTCGCTTTCTGCATTGGACAAGCCTTTTTTGAAGTCGCCATCGTCCATTCCGAGCTTGACGAACATATCTAATACTGAACTACTCATACTTGCCCTCGTATCTTTTTTCTTACCTGTTCAATGATTTCCTCTGGCGTTCTAGTTTCTTCCGCCACCGGCGTATCATTGATAATGTCGTAGTAACGTGGTACATTTCGCTTTTCACCTTCAACAAAGCCCCACAAAAGGTCGGACATGTAGATTTTGTATGCCATTTCCTTCTGTGAGGCTTTGTAGTAGTCGAGGAAGTGGTCTATCACGAACTGCCTACCATGTAACTCTAGTAGGTCTATTCGGATGGACTCACACCCTCGGAAGTATTCTTCTGCGCCAACTGTACCAATAATGTAAAAAAATCAATTACAGTCTCATCGGATAACATCTCATAGAACGAAGCAAGGTACTCCACCATCGAATGGTTGTCGGCATCCTTCGGTTCTACGAAGCACAGCAGAGCAAGCAGTTCTACTGTCTCTTCCGGGTGCTTCTCCAAGATTGCATCAAGCATCTCGGAAATGTTTTCCTTCACCTGCTCATTGACAGCCTTGCGCTTGTCTTCATCGCTCATATCATCCGTAAACTTCGGATGCTTCATACGGATATTCATTACGTCCGTAATCGTAAGCCACTTCTCAACGGACTTACGGATCCGGTTGGACTGCTTCAAAAACTCCGTTGGAGTACACGTTGCTAGATTCTTCATATGTTATGCCCCCGTTCCTGTATTCTCTGTATTATCTGTATTCTCCGTATTATCTGTATCATCGGATTCCTCTGCTCCGGCTACGGAGTAGATAACCATAGGTACTTCATCCTGTGCCTGTAAGGAGAAGTGGCCCTTCATGTTGAGTGATAACTGGCCCTTCGCATTCTTGCCGGTCTGGATAGAGAAACCATCCTCGGACAGTGCGTTCTTAATCTGAATCGCAACAAATCCTTCGTCTGCCTTATCTCCAACCCACCAAAGGTCCTTAAAATCTGTCTGCTTCAAGGACTTGCGAGGCACAATCTTGTTACCATCTACGATATCTGCGGCACCAAGGGACATCTGAATAAGCTGTGGAGATGTTCCAAGGCCGGTAGTGGACAATGCCACATCCCAACCATCAAGGTGCTTGAACTCCTTCAATCCGTTCGGCGCATTGTCTACGTCCTCGGCAAAGTCGGAATAAGTAGGCTTGCAGGTAGGATTTATGCCACCGGTGGTAGCACAAACGATATCTGCATCGGTGAAGCCATCCTCACCATTGATAGCCGCTGTAATATCAAAATTCGTGAGAATGATTCCCGCATCCATCTGCAAATCATCAAATGCACTAACAGGAATCTTTGTATATCTACGTGCCATCTTGTTACTCCTTTCAATAGTCGGTCATAAACTCGACCATTACGTTGATTACAATGCGTTTTACCGCACTGTCTGTATCTGCCATTCTCTGGCATAATGGCGTATCGCCTTCCCAGACACGGAACCGGCCGCCATCAATCTTGATAGTGCCGCTTCTCCGAATTTCCCTAGAAATTGCTTCCGCCTTCTGACTAATTGCAAGCCACGATGTACCACGGTAATAGAGGTTCGCAGTCAGCGGTATTTCCCGCTCAAAGCTACCGGTGGCAACTTCGCAGGTCATATAGGGGATAGTGGCACCATCCGGTACACTGTTCTCATCGTATACAGTAAGACCAGATACACGCTCCCAGAAACTAACTACCGCTTGTGCCTTGTCCATCGTCTAACTCCCATTCCTCGGCGTTCACCTGTCGCATATTCAGTCCCGCACTTGCCGGAGTCTTGTTATCGTCTCCGTCCGTGGTAACTCGGAATATCTTCTTATCAGATTCCCGCCGGATAACATCGTGATACTGCAAATTAACTGCTTTGCTAGTTGTGATAGTGTATAGAGCAGTTACGCCCTGCTTCTCTGCAATACGAGCTTCCATAGATGAGCTATAAGTAATGGCACACAAAATCGGTGCACCATCAACATATCTGGTGATAATGCCGCCGTATCCATCCGGTGCGGTGGTCTTATCCAACATTGTGCAGTTTTCCATCGCCTCTTCTAACAACATCTACAGCTTTCTCCATTGGTTAAGCCTACTGCGGAACTGTGACTGCCATGTGGCACCATTTCCGCCATCACCGGAGCTTGCCTTGGTGTACGAATAACCACCAAATGATTCACTCTGGTATGGGCTTGTGCTTGCTTCGTTATACTTTCCAATCCACGTCTCAATCTCACCTGCTAAAGTGAGAACATCCGGGGGCACGGCCATTAACCAAACCGCACCCTCAAACGTCTCATTATATAAGGGTAAGGGGGAAACCCCACTGTTGGGGGCAGTTGTGTATTGGTATACACCATCATTAAAGACACTACCGACAATCCGGTAGTATTGATTTTCCTGTAAGAAGTCCACCTGCAACTGTCCATCAGAGATTGTAAAGGTGCCAAACTTCCGGCTGTAGTCAAACCAATTATTCAGTTCCTTACAAAGCTCTGATAACATCATTACTCGGTCTCCTTCTTCTTTGCGGTCTTCTTGGAAGCTTCCTTCTTCGGTGCTTCCTCTTCCACCTTCTGGATAAGAACAACACCCTGCTTGTTATCCTTGGAAGACAGCTCTGCTAATCTTGCCTCACTAACCTCTTTACCTTTGCGGGGGAACGTGTCCCCCACATTGTATTCATGGTCGTTGTCCTGTAGATCCGTGAAGTATTTCACTACCTTGTACATAGGCTTACGCTCCTGTTGATTCAATAGTACCTGCTACGATACCGGCAACTCTCTCCGGGAAGAACGTGATACCGGACATTACAAGGTCTGCTACTGTAGCAGTATCCTTGTCCGGGTACTCGTTGATACCGATGTAACCGGTCTCATCAGTAGTAAGGTTGAAGCTCTGTGCTAACTCATCGGAAGCAACATCGATGTAGTACATTACGATGTTCTCCTTTGCGGTAGCATAGAAAGTACCTGCGGTAACAGAAGAGTTCAAAATAACAGTACCAAGGCCAAGGAAGTTCTCGATATAATTCATACCGAAAGCGGTCTGGATTGTTACCTGTGCCTTGCCAAGGTAATCAGCTACGTCCAATGGATTCAAGAAGAATACTGTCTCTACAGCGTCATCTTCCCATAAGGTCTGCAACTTGCCCCATGCATTTGCAAGAGCGGCCTGTAAGCCAACACCAGTTGCGGAAGTTGTTCCGGTAGCACCGGACAGGAAAGTGAAGAATGTAGTACGGATTCCGCTCTGGATATCCTTTAACATCTTCTCGGTGGTCTCACCAACAGCCTGATCGTAGCCCTTCTTAACGATTGCTTCTGCGGTAGTAGCCTTACGCCACTTCTTCAAAGCAATTTCTCCAACTGTCTCGTAGGTGGTCTCATACTTGGAAAGTGGGATAATCTCACCTTCTGCAACAACACCATCTTCCAGTGTTCCGGTAACTTTCAGAACCTTCAAAGCGGTGCCATCTTCTACCTTTTCCTTACGGGTTACACCCAGTGCTTCTACCAACTTCTTGATAGATCCGGTGAACTGCAATGCAAAATCTTTGGTTCTTACCTTTGCTAAGTCTGCGGCCTTAATCAAATTAGTCTCTGCCATAACTCATACTCCTTTACTCAATTCCAAATAATTCTGGATTCTTCGCCATCTCTGCTCGGCGGGTTGCCCCATCCTTGATAGCCAAGATTTCCTCTTTCGTTTTGGTGCTTCCACCATCTCCACCTGTTGGGTTCGGTGTATTGGCACCCTTGCTCTCTGTGGTAGTGATAAAATCACTCCAATCGGCCTTAACGGATTCCTTGAGCTTATCAGCATCCTTAATCTTGCCTTCATCGTCCAACTCAATCTTGGAGATGTCCGCAACACGGGTCACTGCATCGATGCGCTTCTCGGAAATACCTACCTCTTTCAGAAGTGCCTTGTATGCGCTTACCTTGGCTTCGTTGGTCGCCTTTGCTTCCTGTTCTGCCTTGTATCCTTCATACTCCTTCTTCAATTCCTCGTACTTCTCCTTGTACGCATCCTTGCCATCTCCGGCATTTGCCTTCATCTCTTCCAACTCCTTCTGGACGGAAGGCAACTTCTCTGCGGATTCCTTGTAGGTGTCTCTCTCTTCCTTCAACGGATTAACTGTTTCAAGGTGTGCCTTGATAATCTCATCTACCTTGTCATCCTCAATTCCCATTGCTGATAAAAACTTGCGTGTTAAAGCCATATAAAATCTCCTTTGCTTCGGCGGCTGTGCTTTGCCGTTTGATTTTCTTGTTTCTGCGTCCATTCCTTCGGACAATACTATGATTGCACAGGATTTAGGCTGTGTTAGACAAACATTGCACAAGATGTGGTGCCAAAAAGTGGCGGATTTATGCGATTTTTCATGGAAACTGCAAAAAGAAAAGGCTCTGTTAGACAATTGAATGTCCAACAAAGCCTTTACCTTTGCATATGTGAAGTTTTTCTTTACGAATCCAAATACTCCTGTATTGCTCCCTTAATCACCTGTGCCTGTGGCGTACCCTCTTCGGCACATTTTGCCTTGAACGCTTGCGCCATCTCCTTCGGCACCCGGACCGCAATGATATCGTAAGTCTTCTTGTTAAACTTGTTCACCGCCTTCTGGGAAGTCCGGTTTTTCTTCTCGTATGGCATCGCTTTGCTCCTTCCTATATCATCGTGCTTATCATGCGGGCTAGCCGGACGTTATCGTGAGTGTCTATGATTTCCATATAACCGCCCTCTTCTTCGTCCTCTGCTACCAATTCGCACCAACCACACTTGGCATTTTTCTTTAAATCCTCAAATAACTTCCGGGCTTTCTTCGGAGTTAAGTCGCACTCCGTAATTGTCTCGGTTCCGTGCCCATCCTTGTATATCTCATATCTTACTCGCATTCCCCGCTCCCTTCTATCCGAGAAACTGATACTCGGATCTAGCGGACAGCTTCTTGTTATACTGCTGTAGTTCCAACACTTCATCTGCGGTTAGGCCGTACTCACCAATCCACTGCTTGATTAGCACGCTGTTACCGCTTGCTAAACCGAAGAGGCGTAAGCCTCGTTCAATCTCTTCCTTGCACCACTTCATGATATCTTCCCTGCTCATACTCTACTCCTTCCTAGGCAGATAGCTTCTTGCTATACTCCTGTAATTCCAATACATCGTCTTCGGTTAGACCATATCTTCCAACTGTAGGCTCAATTACTGCAAATCCGCCGTACATTCCGTCTTGATACTGTCCCCAGTTTCTCAACTCGCCTACAAAGTGTACTCTCACGTTTAACACTTCTGCGTCCTCGTAAATCTCTGTAACCGTTCCAACGTTTCCCTGTACGACTACTGTGTCGCCAACCTTAACATTGAGTGCTTCTTCATCCATATAGATTTTCTTCATATCATGTACCCCTTTCTGTGGTGTATCTCCTTTAACTATCTTCATTATATCATAATGCTAGCATTATGCAAGAGAAAAATAAAAAGAATCCAAAGAAATTTCTCTGGATTCTCTGTAGGCTATTTCAAAAACTTCTGTAGATCTGCTCGAAGCGTCTTCTGGATAATGCTCCGGTATAGGTCTTGGTTCTCTGTGATTGCCCGCTTCAAGAAGTGCGTTGGCTTCTGTCCCTGCGTGATGTGCGGCTTTCCGCCTTCATAGTATTTGGAGCTAGGAGACGCAACATACTTCCACGGGGTTCGCCGGCCGCCGCCTTCGGATGCAAATACACCGGTCCCGTACTCAACATAAGGCGCATACTCTACATTAGTGCCAATGTACACTGCATTCTCATCTTCCGCCACTCGATGGGTAATACTCTGCTTTAGGTTGCCGGTATCCACCGGGACGTTGACGACAGCACGTCCTTCCGCTACCTGTCCAAGTAGTTCCAGAGTGTTATTGATGGCATCTTGCATCGCCCTGTTTAGTTCCGGCACATGGCTCTCGATTCTTACATCTGACATATAGCACTCCTTTTGTGCAGACTTACCAAATTGCCGGGATACAACCCCGGAGATTTTTGAGACTCGTTTGGCTAATTTGCACTAATCATCCCACGACCCAACATGAATCTGCAACCCGTTTTCGTCTACCGCTAACCGTTCCTTTGGGACCGTTAATAACTCCCCAAAATGGTTCAATACCTCTTTGTCGGTAAAATCCAATCCTTTAAGTTCTCCCGCAACCCGTTCGTATTCCTCGTATGTTTTAATGCTCAAGAACTTTTCTTTCAACGTCATAGTATAGCCCTCTCAATCAACCATTTAACATCTTCCGGGACCGGTTTACCCATCATATACCTCTCAAATGGAACAGAAAATGCATCTCCAAGATACTCATAGTTAATTGTTCCATCTGGCATAATAGCTTCTTTCGGGTCTTTTATATAAAGCCTAGATTGATACTTCGATATAAAGCGGTCTGAATCAATAATAAAAATATCCTTTTGTTTTCCTGTGGTACTCACAAAATCGTGTGATAATCGGATTTGTATCGGCTCAACGCCTTCCAGAAGGCTCTTGCGGTACTGAATAACGTCTTCTAGTGGCACCATTTTAGCCTCTACTAAATGTCCCAATTCATGGTAAATATCCTGTTTCTTTGCGTTCTTGGATAGATAAATAGTCATATCAGCAACGCTTGTTCTACAGCCTTTTTTGTCACATAATACAAAATTCGTATCCTTTAACGCTATTTGCATCTTCTGTGGTATGGTTTTCCATAATTCTGTAACAGTGGCCGCATTATTGTAGTAATCTCTGAATTTTGTTCCTTCTGCCGCCTTATACATAATATCATATACTGCGGCTTTATTTGTCGCAACCCCTGCCGCTTTTCTTGCTTTTTGCTCCGCCAACCGTTCTTCTTGCCACTTCTGGTAGGTTGCCTTGGTTTTGTCCGTCCGGCGTGCCATCTTGCCATCAATAACTGTGCATTGAGCGCATCGGCAGTTGTAGACTTCCGCAGGTGCACCGTTAGGATCTGCCGGATACATTAAACCATTAGGGAATTTCTCATCGATATCAACACGGACGCCATTAAGCTCTGCATGGGAGTCTCGTACACGGCCATCATTGGCAGATACCCACTCTTTTTGGAGCTTCAAGCCATTAGCCTCTGCAAATTCCTCGATATCTTCCATGTTCTGCTGTCTTCCGGCGTTCTGAGCGGATGTAACAGCCGTTCTAGCGTTCCTTACTGCCGCCGCCCAGTTCATATCCGTTACCTGTCCAAAGGATTTAGAGATTTGGTCTATACCCTTGCCGGTTAAAATACCACTTGCAACAGCATTAGACAGTTTCTTCTGGTTCCATGCTACATCCTTTGCCACGTTAATCTTCTTCGGTGGCAACAGATTTGGATTGTCTTGCATTAGTTGCTGTACAGCAGACTCACTATAGACATTAAAGGCGATTCCAGAGGCCTTCTCTGCCTCGTATGCAGACCAATTGTAGTTGGTGCGGAATACTTCTGGGGTTGTTGCGTTGATGAGCTTGGCCGCCTCTACATTGGCGTTAGTTACCTTGCGTGCCATATCATCCCGCAGGGCTTCCCAACGTTCTCCACGGGCCACTTGGTTGAGATACCATGCATCAAACTCTTGCTTGGTATATTTGCCCTGCCGGTACGCCTCGTACTGCTTCTCATAGCGTTCCTCAAACTCATCAAAATACTTCTCCGACTCCGCAGTAATACGGGCATAGGCATCGCCGTATAGCTTCTTCAATTCCTTTTCCAGTTGCCGCATCTTCTGCGTAGTATCAATATCGGAGTTGTACATCTACTATTCCTCTTCCGTGTTGTCGTTGAATCGGTCCATGGATTCGCTGTCACGCTCTGCAATAACGTTCAATGCCTCTTCCGGTGTTAAGAACGGAAGGTGCTTGATAATTATATCGTCTGTGAGGTAGTTAGCCGCTGACAGTACCATGTTGGTCTGCTCTGCTTGGTTTACTACTCGATTCCAGACGAATGTTGGGTTATCATCGATGCCGGCAATAGCCAATACACGCTTAATAAACTCGATGATGTAATACTCGAAATCGGCACACTTGTTATCCTGTGACTGATATGCAGCTTGAATCTCCTGTGTGGTCTTGGCCGCCGCAGAGAGTGTCTTAACATCCAAGGCTTGGAAATCCTCGTAGATGTCCGCACGCAGAATCTCAAGCATGGTCTGTCGTGCTTCTACCGGGATGCTTACAGTATTCATTTCCACCTGTACGTCATCTGGTGTGATGGAGCCACGTACTGTCTTCATGCGCTGTAAGAATGTCGCCAAATCCACATCATCCATACCGCCGGCGTTCTTGATGGTCCAATAGATACCGGATGTATCATCAATCTCATTAGCTAGTCCAGACTTGATGAAGTCGTAGCAATCGATGTTTTCACGGATACCAACCAACTCGGACTCACGGGAGTCGTTTACGAATAATGGGATAATTGGAAGTACCCCGTAGTTGCTTCCGGCAACGTCCTCAACATCACCTGCTTGGGTCTTTGTCTCTGCGATGATGTAACTACGCTTCGGCTGAACCACAGTTACTTCTTCATCTCCGGTAATAGAATAGTCGGTATAGCCATCTTCCTCGTACAGCGTTGCCCGGGTGATGGTTTTATTGTTCACATGGCGAATCCAGAAGCGAATACCTGCCATGAGTTGTCCGGTCTCTTCTCCATTCAGTGGGCAAAACCCTGCATCCCACTTGGTATCTGCATAAGCGAATACTTCCAGATGGTCCAGATTCCAAAAGCCGAAAGCCTGTCCTTCCGCCATGGCTCTCTTGGCCGCCTTCTGTAGTATGAAATCGAAGTTATCACCCAAGGATTCCTTGGTTTTATCGTCCTCGAAGGTAACGCCATTACCAAGTACGTACTGTACCTGTTGTGTTACCAATCTACGGAAGATGGTGGATTTGAGCTTGTAGTTTGCACTTACCAAGTCCGGCACCCGCTTCCCAGTCATCGTGTATAGGAACTTCTGGTACTTTTCCATGGTGATGTTGTGCTTGTTGTAGTATGCCTCACCATCAGCGGCGTTCTTGTACTCATCGGACGCCTTAAATTCGTTGATAGCATCCCGGCAGAACAGCGCACGCTCAATGTCGCCCTTGGATTCAGCCTCTTTTTTGAAATCTTCGTATGTTTTCATCGTTTACCTCACAGATACATATTGTTTATGGGTTGCTTTGTCATGCTCTTCTGCACTAGCTTCATCGTTCTTACGAAGTATCTAGTAGCATCCATGTCATGGTCATTCACCTTAATCGGCTTATCCTCACCCTTTTCATCCCATACGTACCCTTCTGCTTCCTTGACCCAATCCGTACAGCTTGCCAATATCTTTATCAGTCCCTGCTTCATGGCTGTTGCTGTCTCTCGGATGCCATCTAACACATCATTGTTAGCCTTAATCACTGCAAATGTGCCATCCTTGTTGAGCAGTGCTATAAATGATGCGGCGGACGGGTCAATTATCACCTTGCAAAACTTGCCTATATGTTCTTCCTGTTCCCATGGTTCGATTAGATCCTTTAACCACTCCTTCATATCGTCCAGATACTCGGCATCGGTCTTCTGCACGCCCTTATCACGGCCGGAGTAGTAGTAGTTCCGGGTAGCAATCCAAGTCTTGCCGTATTTCTCCCACAAGATAGCGGCAAAAGCGTTCATCGTACCATAATCGATTGATATACGCCGATCGCTTGGCTTTCCTTCCGGCACTTCCTGTACAAGCGCATCCTTGTACATCGGGTATATCATGCCTTCTGCCATTACCCAAAGGCCAAGAATGAATCTATCGAAGAATACGCCCACATAGCTTGCCTTGTAACGTGCCTTGATGCGCTCCGACAGGCTTGGGTTATCGTCCATGGTGAAGTGAACTCTTATTAGGTTCCTTGCGGTCCGGTTATCAATCCATTTCACCTTGAACCAATGGGAAGGTGAGGAAGGGTTGCATGTAAACCACATCTTGGAACCATCCACGGAGCATCTAGCAGTTGCTTGGTCCACGAATGACTCCGGCATAAGCGTTACCTCATCGAGGAATACACCTGCAAGGGTAAATCCTTGGATAAGGTCTTGGCTTGCTTCATCCTTACCACCGAAGAAGTAGAAATCATTGGCTACATTCCCTCGTATGATGGTCATGTAGTTTTCGCTCCGGTGTTCCTCGACTGTATAGCCACGCCCAAGAAGCATCTTCTTTAATGGCTTAATAACATTTCTTCGCAACGATCCGATTGTTTTACCGCACATTGCGAAGTTTTCGTTATTGAAGGACTCCATAGCCCACATAACGAAGGACAGGGACAGTATCGAGGTCTTACCGCTTCGGATTGCTCCGTCAGCTATGATGCCATCCTTGTCGGAGTATTTGGATTCCGGCAACCACCACTCTAGGAGTACCTTCTGCTTGAGGGAGAACGTCTTGAATTTGGTAACAGGTATTTTCCGCTTATTCCTCAACGATATCACCTGCCTCGCTCATGGTGTCCTCTGCTTGGCTCTTTAGTGCATCAATGAATCCATCTGTATCGATTGTATCTGTCTGTGGTTCCGGCTCATCCATACCCATCATATGAGCTATGGTCTGGTATGCTCTTACGGATGCTGTACCCATACTTGGGCTACTTGCTATCGTCAGCATGGATTGTGTCATCTTCTCGGCATAGGTCATATCGCCCTTGGGAATCTTCTCTTCCATCATCATCGCCATTAGCTTTCGCATGTTGGCTTTTTCTCTTCTGGCCTTGCCGGATGCTATGCCACCCTGCCGTGCAATTTCTCTTTGCTCACTCTTCGTTCGGGTGTTTAGTGGTCTTAAATTCTCATCGTTCATGGTTTTACCTCATTGCTTCGGGCAAAACACTATTGTTTGCGCCTTTCTCTCTATATATCAAGAACATCAGCCCACTTGATGCCGTATTTGTTGATAACACTACTGAAATCTTCGACATCGTGTGGATTGATGGAGTATATCGGGTTGATATCGTCTTCGTTCTCTATCCTTATGTGTAGTAGTTCATGCTCTAGTAGTATCCTTAACTGTTCCTCGTTCATAAGCCCTGCATTTGGCTCATATACCACTACTAGGAAGTCGAATGGAGTGAAATACTTATATACGTCCTTTACCTTCATGCATTCGGCAAATACGAGCTTGCCTTTGGCCTTCTTCCGGCGGTTGGATTCCATATAGCCAATAGATATTGGTGCCTCTGCCAGATAGTTCAACTCCGGCACATCTGCTATCACATTCTGGGCCAGTTCGGTATAGTAATCACTTAACGAGTATGTGTATTCCATAGCTACTCCTACAACGTGAAAAGGGAACTCCCACCACAGGAGTTCCCCTACACTTTACCAATCTACCAATGTTCAAGGAGAACAATACCCTATATAGGGCTACTATCATTCTACGTGATAAGCAGGGCTTTGTTAGACATTCTTTGTGCCTTACAAACCGCTTAACTACGCCATTCCTTGAACCATCTTGGCTCTGTTAGACAATCAGAAGCCGGCATTCCGTCCCACAGCGTTCACGAATTGCTGTAGCCACTTCCTTACTGTGCTGTCACTGTACCCTAGTTGGAGTGATACGCCCTCAATGGTTAGGGTGCGCTCGATGTACACCTTGTTAATCGCTACGATACGCTTCTCTCCGTCCGGTAGCTTCTGGGTGTCCTCGATTGCCCTTGATATTGCATTGCGATAGATCCCGCCCTGTATTGATAGGTCGCTCTGCAACTCCGGGTACTGTGAAATCATGCTCTTTACTATCCCATTCCAATAATATTTTGGTCTACTCATCGTAATCCCCTATGCTCATCTGTCCTTCTAACTGTGGTTCCTCGGTTGTGTGCTGTTCCGGCACTACCCGGACGTTATCCACACTGCTCATATTGCGTCCTAGGTCAAAAGATGCCTTTGCAATTTCATCCGGGTTATTGTAATTACCCCAGAAGCACCACTCTCCGTCTACTAACTTCTCTAATCTCATTTTTCTCCCTTCTGCATATCCAACAGCGTCTCGGATATGTCTGCTAATAACCCCGCTTGCACAATTAAACATTTTATTACGATGTTTTCATACGTGTCATTTAATTTGCCATTCCTAACTTGTTCAATATGTTTCCGCTTTTCCGCTTTGTCCATCAATCATCCCTCACTTTCTACAACCCTAGAATGCAGTACCCTTCTTTCAACCCATGCTCTGGGCAGTCACGAAGGATGTACTTGATTGGCTTGTACTTGATTGTACGGCCGGTGTACTCACCATCCTTAAACTCTTTCAGCACTAGCAGGTCTCCAACTTCGTAATTCCTGTCATCCTTGCGGAGTTCAAACCTCTTTTCACCTGCCAGAACCGCAACATAATACTTTGGATCTATTTTTAGTTCGTGTAAGTTCATATCAGCCCTCACTCTCTGTAATCTGTAATCGCAAGTCACTGTTGTGTATTCCATTGGCTAATGCCTGTACAAATCGCTCATCACCGCATAATTCAGCCTCGCCAATGTGGTATAAGATTCCATGAACGACTTCATGCATCAACACTTCCTGTTTTATCTCATACGGTAAATCCTTCTTGATTCGGATTTTAGCTTCGTTGTAAGTGATTTCCCCTTGTACAATGCCTTCTCTTTCTTCATCGATTACTGGCACTTCCTCGATTGTGTGCGGAATACCGCAAATTGTTACTGTTTTCATTGTTATATCTCCTCGTAAAATTTCCTAATAATCATTGCGGCAACTGTCATACCTTGGGCCATTCCTTCGAGCCTTATATTTGCCTTTCCGGTCTCGTACTCTGCATAGTGGCAAGCCATTTCTCTCCGTGCCTCAATATGTTCGATTAACTTGTTGTAGTCCTTGTCTACTTCGGGGATTTTCTCTACTGCCCGGATACACTCCAAATACTGTGCGTTCTTTTCTTCCCACTTTCTGCGCCCGAATATTGGCATACTAGGGAATAGGTTATATAATTCAGCTATTACAACCTCTTTGTGTACAAATGCCATGCTATCCCTCACTTTCTTCCTTGTACGGTGCGTTCCACCAATCCAAATCAAAACTTGCCGCAACGCCTATCGTTGTCACTACTCTCCCGTTTTGGATTGTATATTTAAGATTCGGATATAGCCTTATAAGTGCATCTCCGTTGGTAGCATTGTTTGGAATAATGATTGCCTTGATTACTTCTTCCATGTTATCCCTCACTCTCTGCAATCAGCTTGTCAATCAGTTCTAACACCTCATCAGCAACGTCGCTTGCACAACCACAATGACATTCTATGGTTCTGCGTTCTTCCCTCAACACTGATACATCACCGCGAAGCTCTTTGATTCGATCTAGTGGAATAACTTCTGCGGTAGGTTCTTCGCTAATTACCTCTAGCACTTCTTGTCCGTTGTACAAGGTATCTTCGTCAAATTGAGTTTCCAAGTGTCTACTATCAATGTATCTACTCATCCTCAAACTCCCCCTTGTGTTTTCTCATATATCGCCGCCACCAAATTTCTTGCCGAATGATATACACTTTGTAGGCTAATTCCTGCAATGGTGTTGGTAAATAACATACGATATAGAACAGCTTACTCTTTGGCTCCCAATCACAGCCTAAATTACATCCGCAATCTTGGTCTCCCGCTTCTGTCAACTCTGTTTTATAGAAAAACGGGCATCCTTCACAACTAGGTTCTTTCATAGCTCTCTCCTTTCTGCATCTGCGCAGTGGTAATCCTCTCTAACCCAGAACTTGTTATCCCCAATAGAATGATTGGTACACCATTCATCGCCATCTTTATTCCTGTAACACTTGCAATCCTTACAAGTAATGATTTCTACAAGAGGGCAACTTGGATTTCTCTTTGTCTGATAGTCTCCAAAATCTGTGTATTGGCAAGCACCTAGAAATCGTTCACATAATGCACAGCTCTTTGGCATTTCCGTGTCTTTAATTGCTACCATTCAAATCACCCCCTCACATGGTTCAAAATCATCACATTCCTCTATTGGTTCGCCTTCTTCGTCTAGCACGCTATTTCCACAAGTGCAGTCATCTACATAAGCCGGTGTGTAAAACGATTCTTGGTCCCAGTTCGCATTTTTGCAGTTCTCACAAATAAACATGTTCTCTCACCTCTGCTTTCTTACACACCTTTCATATCGCCGTAAATACTTCACGCACTCTTCCTGCTCCATCATAAGGAAGTGTCTCCACGCCTTAATAGGATTCCTATTACTGCAAGCAATGTCCGGGCCATCGACCAAGAAGGTAAAGCCATACGACTTGCTAAACACTAGGTAGAAGTTGACGTACATTTCCGCTTCCGAACCCTCAACCTCTTTATTCAGTTCTGCCGAAAACAACTTAATTTTCTTCATTTTCTGCACCTCTCATATCTGCCTTGTATGGTTGTGGTAATGGCATCCAAGCAACAATACTATCCATAGTGTTATGGTCAGTAAGCCATTTATTCCTATCTACATCAATCCAACCAACGTATATCCCTATACCATTAGTTATTAGTACATCTGTATCCTCTTCCGGCAATCTCTCACTTACAGGAATCCATTCCTTGCGTGCAGGTGTTACGGGTGGTACAGCATTAATACAATCCGAAATGCTTTCCCCGGTTCTATTTCTTAAAGCTTCTTTTACTACCTCTCTGCTTACTGCATCTTCACAATGCTCTTGCTCTAGGGCTTTGATTGCTATATCAAGAGCCTGTCCGTACTTCTTACTGTATCTGCCGCCAACGGCATTAGGACAGTGCAATATTCGAATTGCTTCTTCTCTGGTCATACTGTTATTCTCCCTTACTAAATGCTTTTTTCACCGCCAGAACCGCAACAGCAATTACAATAAACAATGCTGTAGTAATTACATTGCTGTAGTCTCCTGTTTTTGGTGACTTTGGCACATCTTCCATTACTACCTCGACAACCGGCTCTGCAACCGGCGTAGGTTCCTCGATATCCTCTTCACCTTCGCCGTAATATCCCATGAATGGGCTATGGCACTCACCTGTATCTTCCTCGTTCCACTGATCCATTGATTCAACTGTTAATTCCATTTCCATATTGTTCTCCTTGTCTGGGGCTGATGCTTCTAAAGGCTGTAATTATAGGAAAACTAGAGAATTGTTAATATTACCGAAGCCATTTAACCGCCACGCACCCCGAAATTCATAGGTTCATAATTATCCGGCATAATATCAACCCCACTATCCACAGGGCGATAAGTAGCCGCATCACATGGTCATCCTTCACAATCTGTACTCCAATCAAGTTTTCTCCCACACTTCGGGCAGAATACATACCGGCTCGATACTCCGCAACCGCACTCACTGCATTCACCCAACATTACCGGAATGCTAACAGTTTCATCGGATGCACCATCGTTAATAGTCACCTGCTTCACTGCCTTTACCGGTTCCTGCTCTTCCAGAGCCTCAATAATTACCACTGCTTCTTCTTGCCGCAGAGGATAGTTGGTACTATCCCACTGCCCGAATCCTTTGAGATTTGATAAAACCCCTTTTCTGTCCATTTTGTTTTCTCCCTTACTTTCTTGCTGATTATTCCTACTTTCCGTGTAACAGTTCCAACTCTCTGCTTCTTGTCAGCACCTTGTTCGCATAATCGCTCACGATGCCGTTTTCATAGTTGTACATTGCCTTGGAGTTGCCGTTGTACATGTCCAGAACCAAGGTTACTTCTCCGTATTTCTGGAACAGCTCGTACAGGTAATCCGTGGCAACGAAGATATTGCCATCCTCATCGTAGATATCATCTACATCGAGTCTGTACATCCGGTCTGCGTGATAATTGGGGTTCACCTGCATCAGCCCCTTGCAATCTCCGTTGGTTGCTTCCGGGTTTCCGCCGGACTCTACCTCGATAATCGCCATGAGTAGTTCCGGTTGGATGCCGTATCCGGTTCCGTATTCCTCACACGCCTTATAGGCCGTTGCGGATATGTACGTTTCATTCCCGTCTGCCGTAGCAGTAAGCGGGATGGATAACATAATTGCCAATGCAATCACCCCCCCTATTTTCTTCATAGATAGCTCCTTCCATAGCGTTTTCTGAACGCCTCTCGTGCTTCCTCTTCGTATCTCTCCGGCGTATGTTCCAATCCAATGCTCTGTGCAATCTCTGCAACTCCATTGGCGATGTAGTGCCGCTCCCATGCCATCTGGCCAAGCATCTTGCTTAACCGCTCCGCCATGGTGTTGTCATGGATCCGGCTGATTGTCATAATTGATTTGGTGTGGCAGGTGTCACAGATTGGAATGTATACCCCGTCTTCATCAGCTAACTTCCGCAAACCATTTCCGAAGACCAGATGGTGGATAGCCTGTTTTGGCTTCCCGCAAATCGTGCACACGTTGTCATAATTAGTTAAAATGCTTTTCATTCCTTCACCTTCTCAATCTGTACTACTGTCTGTGGCCGCTTATCAGCCCACATCTTACTCACGCAGAGATTAACCACCTGCTTGTCATCCGCATACGCTACGCCGTTCAATGCATCCAGAATTGCCTTGGCGATGTTGTCCGCATCCGGTATCTTGGTCGGGTACGCTCCCGCACCCCTCATAGGCTTCTTCATGTATGCCTTGATTCGGACTGTGAGTGGTCCATCGAACTTAGGACCGGCATAGGTCAATCTCACATGCTTCTCGTACTCTCTAGTTTTCTCCGGCGTATAGGCATAACCATTTCTCCTAAATCTTGGTCTTCCCTTCCCCTGCGGTTCTTCTAGGATATTAAAGCTATATGCATCCATTACTCTTCACCCCCAAAGATATTCTTTGCTAATTCATGTACCCCAAATGCCTCATTGAGGTCTTCCAAATCGCTCTCGTAAGTCTCTACCTTGACATCCTCTGGCTTCTTCTTTGGCCGGCCGGGCTTTTTCTTAGGCTTGTCCAGTGCTTCCTTCAACTCCATCGTGTGGAAAG